GTACTTTTAGCATCTCACAGGCAGCAGTTGAGATATTAATTTGATATTGGCGTAGTATCATTGTCTTTGTTTTAATTGTTCTCGATAATTAAATAGGCGAAGTTAATTGCGTGAATATATGAGTTATGTGTAATTGCTATCATCCGTTTTCAAAAGAGAGATTGTTGCAGAAAACTTTTATTAAAATCTTCCACGCTCTTTTTTTTACGTTTCAATTTATTACTTATTTCATAAAGCCATATTATTTTTGGTAATCCTGTTTGCACTATTGCATCTCCTGTTTTAACGGCTTCTCTCAATTCATAAGAGTATGGTCTTTCAATACTCAAACTTCTTGGGTGGTATGTTTTGCCTTTCCATTCTACATATTTTGTAGGTGTTGTTTCGCCTATGTTTTTAAAGTTTGCAGCCTTATAAATCGTTCCGCTATGCCCTACTGTTTTATCTGAATAACTCAAGACATAGTTGTAATCCGTGTTACTTGCACACCACTTTATAATTTGAGATAAAAACCAACTTTCACTATTACAAGGCGCATCATCTAAACAAGCCATTCGTCTAATATCAATGCAATTTTTATACTTCTTTTCGTGTCTTGGTTTTCCCATTACGCTACCACCTACAAGTAATCCATCTATAAACATTGCAAAACATACGCTTATTCCTCCGCCCATTGCACCTTTTTTATAATGGTATTCCTCAAAAATATGGCGAATATCTGCAAACCTACAAGTTCGTATTTCGCATTTTGTTTTATCTAATTTTCCCTCGCTCATTTTAATAAAAGTTTTCTATTCGTTTTCAAATCAACATTTTCGGTAAATAACCGCAACTACACATAACACGGGTTTGGCAAAATGGCTTTCCGACACACAAGCCAACGCACAAAAGCCACTTCGCCAAGCCCGAAACCGTTGTGTGCAATACTACTTAACTGCATCAAACAAGCTGACTTGGTTCTTTTGAGAAACGACTGCTTTTAAATTTGCCTTAGCTAAATCAAAATAGCTATCTTTCAATTCAAATCCTATCCCTTTGCGTTCCATTTTAACAGCCTGATAAACTTCGCTACCAATACCCATAAATGGAGTTAAAACGGTATCGCCTTTATTTGAGTAAAGATGTATTAACCTTTCAATGGTGTCAAGTTGTAATGGACAAATATGTTTTTCGTCATTTTCTTCTCTACCATTTCTAAACCCTTGTAATGTTTTTGAATAGTTAATATCCATCCATACTGGAGAAGCGTATTTTTGCCACAAATCAACACTTAAATTTGTATTGGTTACAGGGTTATTCCTTTCGCCATCTTTTCTAAATATCATCACATAGTCAGGAATACCAACACGGCTCATAGTGCTATCTTTTTTTACTTGTTTATGCAGTAATCCAAGTGCCTTTGTTCTTTGCATTTCAATTACAGGGTCTTTCCAAATCGTAACCCTACTCGCATAAACAAATCCAGCATCTTCAAAAGCCTTTAAAAGCAATCCGCTAAAATCCCTTAATCCAATATATCCGTGTTTACCTTTTTGAACAGGCAAATCCATACAATGTACTGCCACATTTCTACCTGACATCATTACTCGATATAGTTCTTTAATCAAAAAACTAAATTGGTGTAAAAATTCATTGTAATCTTTTGAATTGCCCATATCCTCCAAATGGTTTGAGTATGTATATAGTTCTGCAAATGGTGGACTAAATACACTCAATCCAATACTTTCATCTTTTACGTTTTGAATTAACTGAACACAATCCCCTCTTTGAATTGAGAACCATTCATTGTTTTCTTCGGTGGTATCAAATTCACCTACTTGCATAATTTGTCCAGCTAAGTTTAAATTAACTGCTTTTGCCATTTCATCTTGCATAATTTCAAATTGTTTTTGTTTGGTATCAATAGCTTGTTTTACATTAGCCATTGTATCGGTTGTTATTAAATAAATGTTTACTTCGTTTTTTTGTCCAAATCTGTAACTCCTGCGGATGGCTTGATACAATCCTTCAAAAGAAAAATCTAAACTTGCAAAGATTTGATTTCGGCAATTTTGATAGTTCATTCCAAAACTTGCTATTTTTGTTTTGGTTATCAACACCCTAAATTCATTATTTGCAAATCCCAATAATTTATCTTTTTTCCATTCATTGCTATCACTACCTTTTACTTCAACAGCATCAGGAAGTAATTTTTTCAGCATTTCACCTTCTTCGTTTTGCTTAATCCAAATAATAAAATTTTCATCGGGTTTGCCATTTACTAATTTCACTACTTCATCAAGTCTTTCGATTTTAGTTAGTCTTAATTCTGCATTGAAATTTGTTGCTGAAATAATAGCATCATTAAACAAACTGCCATTATCTCGTTTTGTTGTTTTGATTTGATTTTCCAATAAATTCAATTTAGGCAAATCATATCCAATCATTTCAAATCCAATATCCAAAGGTTTATTTAGCATTATAGCCCAACTCCCTACAAACTGATAAAACATTTTAATAGCGTGTCCTTTTAGCCTCCATTTAGCAGTTTCTCCTCCATCGTGAACAAAGTACATTGCTAACATTTCGTTTCGGCTCATTACGTCTAAAAATTCGCTATGATTACCCAATTCCATAGGGTCGTTTGGTGATGGAGTTGCAGTACAAGCTAACTTGTAAGGAGTGCTAATAAAATTATCAATTATTTGTTTTTTTGTAGCACCTTCAAAGTTTTTTAAAATACTACTTTCATCAAGTACAATACCGCTATAAATTGAGCAATCAATATTATCAAGTTGCTCATAGTTTTGAACATTAATATTTTCCATATCAATTCCAAACTTCAACCCCTCTTGTATTGTTTGCCCAACAACTGCCAATGGTGCCAGTATCAAAACTTTGCTTTTAGTTTCTTTACAAACTTGATTTGCCCATTCTAATTGCATCAAAGTTTTACCTAATCCGCAATCGGCAAAAATTGCATACTTACCAGCTTTTAAAGCTCGTTTTACAATGAACTTTTGGAAGTCAAACATCTTATTGTTTAACTGTTTTTCATCAACATCAAATCCAGAAAGGATATGTGTTTTTTGTTTTGTTTGGAGAAAATCCAAGTAACTACCCGTACCGCACATAACATCGGTTTGGCAAAATGGGGACTTTAGTGCTTCTATCATATTTTTATTTTTTAATGAACATTAGTAATTCTAATCGGCTTTTGTGGGTATAATTCCCCCACTTCGCCAAGCCGTAGGCGTTAGGCGTAATTATCTTCCCACCACACATCCGCTTCATCGTATAATCCGATTGTAAATTTATTTATCAAAACTTGAAATATAATTAGCTAATTTAATCATAACATCAATTCTATCTGATGATATTGTAATCCTAGCTAGCGATTCCATTAATTCTCTAAAAGCCTTAGCTCTTATGTTTATATCATCATTGTCAGTTTGAACCTGACGACTGGGGTTTAAAGCGTCACCCATAGCTTTGAATACATCTTCCATGTTATGTAGTTTTAATTGTTACGTAGTTTGATTTCTTATAGAGTACTTTGTATAATCTTTTGCCTCTGCCTCTCCATAAGTAAGATAAATGACTTTTTTTAAGTATGTAGTTTAGCATCACGTTTCGTTTATTTCGTTTAGCACCCAGTAAGGGAGTCGAACCCTTATCTATGAACCTATGCTCATGCGTTACCTATGTGGTATTCATTCCCACTTACGCCAACTGGATGACCGGTTATTTATTCACCTCGTTGATAATTATTAGTATCATTGCTATAATCATTAGTATTACTGAGAATATGGTGAGGATGTCTAGAAATAGCTGTTTTTGCTTTTGTTTCTGTTTCAGCTTTGATAAGTTCATGTGATTGTCTTATTAGTTTTAGTAAATAACCGAATCTGATGTCATTATTATTCATGCGAAGCAGCTCCTGCTTCATTAGTTCCATGTTTTGTTTTATTGCTGTCATAATATTTTTTTGTTTTACAGAAAGTAAAGGATGCAGTTTACATTACTGCATCCTGTGGATTGGAATTTAAAACGGAACATCAGAATAAAGCTGAGGTAAGATGTCATTATTGACCATAGCCTCTAAAAACTCCATCATCTCGGAGTCATCCCAAGTGTTAACACCTTTCACTTTAATCTGCTTTAGACCAGGACAGCCATTAGGGTTATCCTTAGTGTATGCCCATTTAATTGGCGTGCCGTTCTGACTCAAAAACATGGTAGTCCTTTTCTTACCATCAACCTCAGTAGCTTTTGGTGTAAAAGTAACTGGCACATTTAAGTTGACATTCGGCAGTGCCTTAAGAAAGCTCGCGGCGTATCCTGAGGAGTACTTAAAGCTCAGGATCACTGTCACACTTTCGTCATTAATTGTGACTTGCCACTCTTTACCGTACTCAGACTCACGAGTGGTAATGTTGGTTATTTTCCCCAACCAACCGTTATAATGCTCTTCATTAACCACACGACCGTCTTTTGTCGTGCGCTGGATAGAAGTAGCTGTTGGAGATTGTACGCGTCTGCAAATCTTCCCATCAGAGATGGATAGATAGATGGCAGTAGAATTGTTAATTGCTCCCATTGTATATTCAAAGGACCTTACGAGGTCAGCGTTATATTTTTAATTTTATTTCTATTAATAATTTTTTACGTAATATCCATTTTGACTATCTAATACAACACCATTTTCAAGTTCTATCTTTAGACTTTTTTTATTAGTCGAACAATGTGGTACTCTATGTCCTGGTAATGATCCATGAATATGTGTTTTATTACAAAAAGGACATTTATGCGTTGATAATGAGTTTTTTTCCCTATAGATAACAGCAATATTAACTATTATTTTTTCAAAAGTAATTGGAATGTAATGTGCTTCATAATCTGTGTTAATTTCTCCAAATGTCATTGTCTTAAAGTTTATGTGTTAATGAATATTGTTTCAGTCTTGGCTGCATATCGCCATTTTGTGCGTTCCATAGTTTGTGAGTACATTCGAACAGCTCATAATCATAATCCTCCATACCAGGATCACGTACCAATAGCTGCCATCCTGGACCTTGTATCTGCCCATCCTTACCACGCGTCCTAGTCTTAGCGTTAAGCCATAGGATTGCCACTTTATCGACTACATTGATAGATGAGTAGTGTTCCTGCATCAGCTTCTTATAGGCTGCTAATTGACACCAGTAATGCTCGTAGACTGAATTACTGGTCTTGATATCTAGCAGAATATTCTCTCCATTGATTTGTATTATTCTGTCTATGGTTCCTGCATATCCAAGTTTAGGACTAATCACATTGAACTCGGAGTGTATTACCTCTAGTGCATGATTTCTGCGAAAGTCTACATACTTTTCAAACATATTCCACTCGGATAGCTTGTAGCCAATGTTGCCTCCATTATCTAGCAGTCCAATCTCTTCACCTGCGTCATAACGCTCAGTAAGGCTGTGTACTACTGATCCCCTTCTGCCAGCTTCATCACGAATGGTGTCAGCCTCTTCGCCAACTTGCTTAAGCCACTGAAAGAAATGAGCATCTTTAGGATACGCCTGAAGTATTGTGGTAACTGATGGGATGAACTGGTCATCTTCTGTTGAGTAGAACCGGTTGTCGGTAAAAGTAATTTGTTTCGCATTTGTGTCGATAAAGTAGGTTGACATTTGTTTAGTTTTAGATGATAAATATTATTTTTTATTCTTCTGTTGTCCTGAAGAGCTGCGGCGATTGTAGAACGCCACTTTTCTTTTTTCATTTCTCTTAATGGATTTGTCGTAGTTGTCAGTTGAGTTTTTATAATCATAAATAATAATTGTGGTTAAAATTATAGAGATAATAATGGCGATAAGTATCATAAATTAAAATGGGATAAAATTGAGTTAATAGCATTCTGAGTGATGGACCATGACTTAGCAAAGTCTATGTGTTTTACGCTGATGTAATCGTACAGGTCATCAATCACATCATTATAAGTCATGTAATCGAAATACTCATCAATTGTTAGCGTATGAGCTTTAGATGTGTATTGACCTGTGCTAATGTCATGCGTCTCAAAGTATAGGCGGTCATTAGTCTTTAGGTAATGCTCAAACTTCCACTCATGTAGTACTATAGTATCACTCTCAATGTATTTGTTCGGCTCAACATTTACTACGATGAAATCTTCATCTTTTTTCCAGCTTATTATTTCGAATAATTTTTTTGTCATAAAGTTGGTTGAATAATTTTGATAAAGTTGTTTGTGATTCGTGTAGGCCTCCTAGTTTGTCTATCTTGTACCGTTCGACATAGATTTGTAGTTTTGCTTTTTTTTGTTCAGGAGACAAGGCCTTGCGTCCCCTAGTTTCTTCTTTTACCATTTGATGAAGTTTTGTGCCAGTAGGCAGATTAATAATAAAATTGTTACTGTGATGTAATCTTTAGTAGTTTGTTTCATTTTTTTAGTTTTTAATTGTGATTGGTAGAGCAAATCTATATCGAGTATTTTTAATTACCAAATCTTTTTATAATTATTTTAAAAATAGTTATTAACATATTTATACACACAAAAAAACCGAGTATAGATATACCCGGTTTGTCTTACAATCAAAAACAAAATTCACATGATAATACAATTTAAGAATTTCTTTGCGTATAGTGCAATTAACTCAGCTTTATCAGTCCCATTAATTATCTTCCTGGCACTCACATAATCCTCACGCTGATCATTAAAGTAACGCGATAGATTAACGCCTGTGAATAATCCTTGCGTCATGCCTTTAAATAGTATCTCTATTGATACATCTAACTTCAATGCAAGCTCAGGCTTATTCAATAGGTCTATCTTTAGCAGCTTACCAAATCTCTCATAATTATCGTACCAGGTGAGCTGGACTAATCCCCTACCATAATATAGTTTATCAGGCAGCTGATACGGTCGCAAGTTTTGCTTAATTTTGCGACCATAAGGCTTTCTAATTCCCTGCCCTACTTCCTCAATCGCTTCAAATGACTTACCAGTCTCGTGATAAACGGTAGCTAATATGTAGGCAAGCCACCTTGCATCGGTAAACAATTTATTACTTTCCCAATAGTCAATAATAGCTAGCATCCCACGCATCTGAGATTTATTAACCTTATTATAAAGGTTGTATGTAGTTAGCCTATTTTGGAAAGCTATTTCGTTCATCGTTTATTAGTCATAAATAATAAGTTAACAAAAAGAGAGATAGCTAATGCAATTAATAGCCAATTAATCCATGTCATTTTTTTACCTAACTTATCGTATAGCTTAGTAGCTTTATTCTTTGATTCATTCAACTGACCTTTAAGGCTCACTGCCTCTGCGCTATCTTTCACATATTTTGTAATAATTGTGACTTCTTTAGGAGTAGCTATGTATTTATTTTTATAGATAGTATATGTCTTAGCCTCTAATGGAATTATAATAGTATCAGTAGTAGTGAAAGTATCATTTGCACATTTAACCTCTACATAGCTATACTCAGTTTTAGTCACCGTATCACTAACGCCATCGGCACATGGAAACTTATCATGGCAGAACTTAGCCACTGCCACTGGATCAGCATTATAGGCCTTAGATAATTTCTTTACTGGAGATGTACAGCTGTTAATCATTATCGCTGTCAACAGGAGACTCAAAAGTTTCATCGTATAATTCGTTTATGTAAAAAGATAATAATTTTAAAGATTGCCTCTTAATACGATTAACTCTGCGCTCGTCAGCCTTGCTTACTAATGCAGTATCGAATCCATCTAAAGCGTCTAAGGCCTGAACAGCTGAAGTAATATAATCGTGAGAGGAACTTAGCAGTATCTCTCCCTCCATTTCTTCTTCAACCTCAGGCTGTGGAGTATCGTCTATTATTAACTTTTCTCCCATATCTTAAAGTTAATGTATTTTGCCATTTATAATCTGATAATTTTTTACTGTGTAATCTCCATTATTCTCCACAGTAATATGAGCAAAGCCATGCTGAGCATTACTGACCATTGGTGAGTAGTTAGGCTTCAGCTCACATAGACAGCCTGTACTCCAGCAGCTTATTATCTTGCCGTCTAGGTCAACCTCAGGATGATGGGATGCTCTGTGTAGATGCCCGACTATAAGACTCTGTTTTGCCCTTAAAAACGCTCCTCTTGATGGATTAACCGGTGTGAATACTCCTTTAAATATATGGTGTCCATGAGTGATGGATAGCTTACCTGCTTTGACTAATGTCTTATCGTCAATCATCTTTACTCTAACTGAGTTAAGCTGTAGCCTTTCTTCTAACTTAAAGTAATCATCATCCCATATCTCACGCACCTTCATCAGTAAGAACTTCTCCCATCTAATGCAATGGTTGCCTTTCAGCCAGTAGATAGACGCATCAGGGAATGCAGTCCTAAGAGATACTAAAAATTGCTTTGTAGCATCAAACTCCTGCTTAACGCTGCGCTTCTTAGGATCAGTCTCAAACCTACTTACCTGATGATTATCTATTAGGTCCCCATTTATAAAAATAGTGTTAACCTTATTCTCTATCCCATAATCTAAGGCCATAGTCACCGCCTCTATATTATGGTAGGGGATATGCAAATCAGATATTAGCAGGATATTATTACAGGCCTTAGGCAAAATAAAAGCCTCACGTTTTTCTTCGTGAGACTCTGGTAGATTATAAGGGTTTTTCGGTCTTTCAGGATAGTTATGAAATTCTGTTTTTTTATATTCATTCCCTCCACTTTTATTTTCTAATGATCTTAGTGAAGTTCTGACATTCTCAACATCTTTAAACATCAGATTATTTTCTTTATAGATTATCCGAGCCAACTTTAAAGTAGGCATATCAGGATATTTCTTCCTATATTCTAGGACGAATGCTCGTTTGGTCATTTGGACAGATTTGGATTATTAAGCAGGATCTTTCTTTAAAAACTCATCATTAGAATTAGTGAGTAAGTTTTTAAGAATGTAAGCCAGTGCAGCTGTTGCAGCAGCAGTAGTGATTGTGTTCCAATCAAAAGTGATACTACCAGTCTGTACTGTGTTATAGATGATAGTAATTACTGACGTTAGTACAGCAATGACAAGGCCTTTAACAAAGTCAACTTTGTTAAGAGTGAAGATTGATGATTTCATTATTTTACTTTTTTGGTTGCGAAATAATAGTATCTAACAGCGAATATACCTGAAGTGATAGCTACAATAGAACCTAGAAGAGTAAAATAAGGCTGCACATCTGATGCAGTAATAAGGCAGAATGATGCAGAGGTAAGACTAATAACAGAACTAAAAGCAGCTAATACTGGATGGTTTCCGTTGTTATTTTCCATTTGATTAAAATTAACGATTTTTTGCATCTTACCCAAATAAATGCAACAACTATGCCGATTTATTAAGCTCGGTCATAATAGTCTGAAATGCCATAGCTATCATACTGGCTTCCTGCATATTAGCTGCGATACCTTTTTGTATTGAATTGTCTAATGCTACTTTTAATATTTGTAGCGCTTGTTCTTTAGTCATGTGTTATGGGTTTTTAAGTTCGATTACGTAGTCAGTTCCTGCTACATTTATCTTCAAGTGCTGACCTGATGCGCTGCCTGACGAAGATGTTAATAAGTTAGCTGATGATGTTAATCTTTCGTTAGTATCATCTAATCCAAAGTAATTGGCGTTACCGTTTCCGTCAGGATCACACAATAAACTAGTTCCTCCATTTAATATAACTCCAGCATTGCCTTTGTAAAGTGTTATACTATTAGATGCCTTTAATAATATATCTCCTGTTAATTCATCTAAGATAAATTGATTTGCTTGTCCTGCCCCAACATAATCCCCCATTTTAATCGTCTTGTTTCCTGCATCTACTTGCACATCGAACTGGCCAACAAGAGAACCAAAGTTATATCTATTACCAGGTATATCAATCCTAATGCCATCAGTTACCCCATCGGCTACTAATGCAGTATAGAATACAGAGTTGCCATCGTTTTTAATGCCTGATTCGATAGCGTTGTCTGTTAGGATGTATTTGTTATCTAAAAAATTTAAAACTAATCCAATTTCTGCGCCTCCATACTTTGAATATATTTTTTGATTACTATTTAATGTATCTTTTTCAATATTAAAAGAAAAACTGGATTCACCTATAAACGCTAAAATCTCTGAACCAAAAAAACCATAATTAGAAGTCTTTAAAAATACATTACCAGGATTAATTAATAAACCATTTGTATTACTATCTATTATCACTGTTGTATCTCCAGCAATGTGTAACGGAAAACTTGCACCAATGCCTATATAATAATCAGCATTAGGGAAATCTAAATATAATCCGTTTAAATTGCCTAAATAAATTGTTTTTAAAATACTACCCGCAAAATCATTTTGTAAAAAACTATCATCAAAGGTTCCTTGCTTATTATAAGGGATAAAGGTATCCGTTGGATTAACTCCTCCACCACCACCTGCAACAGATAAATCTATTGTATCTACTGAAGGAGTTATTGTTACAGAGTTATCTGTTGAAGTTATAGCTAATGCTCCTGTCAATCCATTTAATTCTGTTACCCCACCCCCTGCACCTGCTAGCGCATCAGTTATACTCACTTTCTTAGTTACTCCACCTTGTACTATTGGGAATACCTCTGTGCCTGCAATGGCGCCTGCTAATCCTAATTCTGATATTTTCATTTTATATTAATTTTCTGTTGTTAAAGTTACGTCATTTTCAGTAGTAATATCGTCTCCGTTTTCAGTTTGTAAAACTCGTACGATTACTGGCGTTCAGCCGTAGAATACATCTAGCAGTCCATTACCTTTAAAGTTAGCAGTAAAGGTAGCCATGTTATCAAATGATGCCACCTCATTAAGTGATTCAATGTATCCAGTCCCTTGCTTTTTTAAGAAGTGTCCATCTGTATCAGTCTCGTAGAACTCAATAATAATAGGAGTCGCATCAATGATAGCATCATAAAGATTATTAATGCCATAGCCGTCCTGATCTTCATAAGTTATATCTGCTGTAATTGGTGTAAAGGTAGGTATCACCTCACCTACATAGATTATAGTCTGTGTGCCTGCATTATAGAGGCTATAATTAGTTACTGTATAAGTTCCATCCGCATTATCTGTACCTAGTATAATTAGGCTGCCACCAACCTTAATACATAGGTCAATAGCGTCCAATACAAAGGCTTTAGGAGGTACATCTACCCAAGACAACGGAACTGTAATAGTTACAGGAGATAGGCTACTTATTGCCACTATGCCCTCAGCTGATGCGCTCCATGACGCTGCACCTGGTACATAAGTCCTAAATCTACCATTGCCAGTTACAGATGTCTCTACTAGATCCTGTTGGATGTCAAAGGTTACAGACCTAGCGCACCCGATAGGATGATTGCACTTATACGTTGTATCTTGTAGATATAATATTACGTCCTCGCCTCTAACTTTTCCCATAACTATTTATTTTCATAAAGATAATTAAATTCATAGATTTTACTCGAACTCCATGATAGATACTCTAATATTATTCCGCCATTAAAATTGCCATCCATTCTATCTATAAGCTCGTACAAAGTCAAATTAACATTCGCATTCTTATAATCAATAGCCATCTTACCCGGTACAAACCTATACTCATCTTGGAATTTGAAATGCTTGAACATAGACAGCGGAGTAATAAACTCATAAGGACCTGCTCCCTGCAATACTTTAAGTAAATTGCCTTCATACTTTGCTCTTGGCTTAAACCTTGTAAATAGCGATTCCTGTGTAGTGGCTATGCCTAAGTTACGATATGGATATGATATTCCTGCATAAGTCCATTGAGTACATTTATCACGAAGTAAAAAAGTATTAGATGCTAAAAAAAATGTGCCTTTAATATACCAACTCGGACTATTATCAAATATTATATCTCTGCTATTATTATTTTTAATATTAACTATTTGGGAGTCTGTATGCGTCTGACCAATTATCTTAGTAGAACCAGCAAAAAATGAATCAACACGACACGTAAAATCTTTAAAATAAATCTCATTGCCTGTATAAGATAAAGTTGGTACGAATAAATAAAAGTTTAATATCCCATCAGTTGGAGCTTCAGGTGTATAATATTCCCAAATATGTAATTTATTTAGATTATCTCCGTTTTGAATTATAAATGATGTTGAATTAAAATAGTTATATGTTGTTGTCCAATTACCATACGCATCTAAATAATATACTGTTGTTGCATTTCTTAAAGTAACATACCCTATTTGATTAAAATAACCTGGTATCGAAATGCCGGAAGCAAAATTAAATGAATAATAAACTCTATCCCTAGCTGATAAATAAATATCATTTGATTGAGCTGAGCCATTATTAAAACTTGAATATCCTCTAAGTACTATAAATCTATATTTTTCTTCACCATAATTTGTTTCAGTAATATCATTATAATAAGCAATACGGATGAACCTTTCAGGAAATATTCCTGTAGGATAATCTTGTGGATCAACCCAATAAAGTAATACATATTCCTTAATTAAATCATTATTAGCATCAACATATTGAGTAATTAAATCGCCTAACTCCTGCAAATTTGGATTTTTAATTAAATCATCAGGCTGCTCATAATTAAAAGTCTCCTTTACAAATTGATAAGGTCGCTCTATTGACTTCATTACACCTGTCTCTAGGTCGTAGCCATCCATAAAGGTAAATGTTGAACTTTGGATGGCGCCTGTTGCATACAATACAAAATCATTATTATAATTACTACCATGCATATCTGCACCTAAAGCAGTAGTATATCTATACATCTCATCCCATCTCACAATGTTCCATATCGCATTAGCTTGGAATAATGATGCGTTAAACCTTAACATTATCTGCTCTAATATATCGTAACAGTTCATCCAGCTATTAGTATCTACTCTTAATGTATTAGCATCAATAAAGGTATCATCCCACACACTCTCATTAGTCCCCCCTTCAGGATAGATACTTACCACAGACTTTAATCTTATATCTAATAAAGTTGATTTAAGACATAATTTTAAAACGTCTATTAAAGGGATATATCCTTCTAATTGATATGGTATATTATAAGTAAAATCAAATGTAACAGTGCCTGCGAATGGACAAACTTCATTAATATTAATAAGCCAACCTAAGGCAATATTATAATTAATACTAAAACACGTTAAATTGTATGTATTAGCTCCATCATATAAAGTAAAAGTATCTCCAGGCTTTAATACCCCTACACGAGGATCAAACGAACAGATTGTTAAATTAGCTACAGGAGTAGGATTATAAAAGTCTACCCCTGACTCAGTATGCAAATCTCCGACAATAACCGCCGCCTCATTTATCGTTATATCCTTTAGCGTCCCTAACATATCCGTAAAGGTTAGACTAATTTCATGATTAAAGTCTACCTGCATCTCTTGACAGTCATCTTGAAGTAAATAACCTTTAAATAAATATTGATCTGTTGTAGTGCATCTTAACTCAACATAGAACTCTGCATCATCCTCAGAATAAAAGTCTACAAGCCTCACGCCTAACTCTTCAGTAAGTATAGATACTCTAAGTGTACATCCTCTTATAGGAGCTTTTGGATCATCTTCCTGCCACTCCTGAACTACTGGAGTGCCACTAAGCAAAACTGTAGTATAATCCCCTACATAATCCTTTTGGAATATATTAACAGAATAAGATTGCAGTTTCTTAAAGCTATCAAATTCACTAGTATATTTTAATCCGTATGCCATTAAGTTGTGCGGCCATAAGTCTGACCATACTTTTTGTTACTAAAGAAAATGTCTTGACCTCTTAACACTCCAAAGACCTCCACCTGTCCGCCTATCCCTCCCATCATCTGGGATGTCTGAGCCGCAGGTATTACTTGTGAGCCTCTCGGTAAGTTAATCATCTCAGGTCCTCTCTCACCCACCAACGCCATACCACCTGGAGCATAACGTGTACCGGTAGCAAATCTTTTTTGTGTAGTTAGATTCTTTAACGCTGCTCCCAGTGCTACAAGTGCTATACCCACACCAATAGCCGCAAAGGGATTAGCTAATAATTGAGCTATTGCCTGCTGTGCTATAACTGCTAAAAATCCTATCTTAATTAATTGCTCACCTAGTGACTGAATACCTCCAGCTAATAACTCAAAGACACCTTTGAATACATCACCAAAGTTGCCACCTGTTAACGCTGCTCCTAATGCCTCACCAAATTTGATGGCAATGTTAGCAGCTGCATCAGTTAGGAATCCTGTGGCGGCATTATCTATTTGAGTAGAGTAATCTTTCCACGCTTTCTTAATTTGATCAGCCGAACCTTTTAACTCCTTTTTTATATTATTGACAAATTCAGGAGGAACAATACTACCTTTTATAGCTTCTAATTCAGCCTTTACTTTTATTGGTATAACTACAGGCTTAATATATTTTGCAATATTAGGTATAGGAATTTCATTCTGTGATTTCGGCTTAAAATCCCAAGGCAATAAAATAGCCTTAGCGGCACTTTCTAATTTTGCTCTGAGTTTTAATAATAGATTTTCATATTGAATATCTTGTAATCTTGCCTCCAATCCTAAGTAGACTTTATTATTAGGATCTACATTAAATTTCTCAATTATCTTTTTTAATATACCTTCAAACTCCTTTATCTTATCCTGGTTAATCTCGAATTGTGGAGTGCCTAATGATATGCCAGTAGCCTGCGTAGCCTTAAGTGATTTTTCAAACTTAGCTAAAGCCTCTGCTAATGTCTCTACATCTTTAGTAGATTTTTTTAAATCATCTGATGGAACTTTTATCCCCTTTGATGCCTCAGATAAATTTTTAGTTAATTCCTGAATATTTTTTTGAGTAGCATCTATCTCCTTATTTTGTGCATCACTATACCCACTTTCTGCCTGTCTTAATTTTGCTTCTGCTTGTTGTATTTTTTGATATACTCCAGGTTGATCTCCTAAAGTTTTAAGATATTTAATTTGAGATTGAAGCAAATCTGTTTGAACTGTTTTAGCTGCTTCTTTTTGCTTTTTTTCATTACCAGTTAATGTAACTCCTTGTAATTCTAATAATTTAGTAATTTCTTTTTCTAACTTAAATTGTATTACTTTAGCTGTTACAACAGCTTTTAAACTATCTAAATATAGTTTATAAGATGATGTTAATCCTATTACCTGATCTCCTTCTAATTTTAATTGATTAAATACTTCAGGATTAATTTTCTGAAGTTCTTTTATTGCATCTAATTTTCTTTTTCTAGTCTCTGTTTCACTTTCTAATACAGCTATTAATGAAGTTACATTTGATGTCTCAGATGCTACTGAAGATTCTATAGATTTTAATGATTCAGCTGTTGCATCTGTTTCATCTTTAGCTTTTTTTGCTGTCCTAGTCCACGCACTAAATCCAATCTGTGCAAAGGTTATAGCAGTAGTTACCGCTGCAAAGGCAAGTGATAATCCACCTGGTCCACTTAATGAAGAAAGTAAATTTTTACCTAATGATTGCCCAGTAGCTGCCGCCTCTTTTTTAGCTGCTGCTAATGAATCTACAAATGGTCCGATGTTATTCGCAATACCTATGAACCCATAAGCCGAATCACTCACAATACGAGATAGATTCGTAATAGAATAACTAGCACTATTAAGCTGCTGTGGCATCTTATTGATGGCACCACTTGTAGCAGTTATCTGCGTCTTTAATCCTGCAATATCTGTCTGTAATTTCTTAGCGTTCTGTGATAACCGGTTAAACTCTGAACCAGTACCTACTTTGCCTAGTTCTGACTGTATATTCTTTAACTCTTGCTCAGCCTTTCTTAACTCAGACACAAATGCTTCAGTATTGGCATTTATATTTATGTTAGCCTGCAATCCTTGTACATCTCGTAGATTGGTCTCAATGAATTTCTTTATGTCAGCAATGGAGCTTAAATTAGCTGTAATAGGTATCTCTACCGGAGGAATGCTCTCTAATTGATTCTCGGCCTGTGCTACACTTGTCACCAACTGATTAGCATCAGCCGTAATAGGGATGGGTATAGACTTTAGGTTCATCAGCTCACTCTCAACCTTACTTATCGTACTGTCTATCTGAGTAGAATCAGCCTTAATAGGGATGGGTATAGACTTTAGGTTCATCAGCTCACTCTCAACCTTACTTATCGTACTGTCTATCTGAGTAGAATCAGCCTTAATATCTATCAATGATATTGATGATCCTATTGCTTTTAACTCTGCCTCCGCCTTTAAAAATGTAGCATCTAATTGAGACGCATCAGCTGTAATCTTGACTTGTGAGGCATATCCTTGAAGTATCTTTAACTCATCCTCAGATTTCTTTATCTGAGCTATCAGCTGCGTATTATCAGCTGTAATATCTATTGGAGGAAGTTGTGTCTTTAGATTGGAGATTATATTCTTAGTCTCAGCAATCTTCTTATTCAATTCGTCTATCTTCTTACTATCACCTGTATTATTGAGCTGCGTCTGAAATGCCTTTAACTCACTTTCTGCTTTCTTTAATTCTGCCTGCAATTTACTAGTATCCGCACCGACTACTATCTTAATTTCTTCAGCCATCGTTATTTCACTTTTATATTATGTCTGTTAATTATCGCATCATATTCCTCTTTATTCATTGGCTGCACATTCTTTGGCTTTTCATCATCAGCCATCGGCCAAAACCTCTCTATGTTACCTATCGCCTTACTACCTGCCATAGACTCAGCTATACGAAAGGAAGCAAACCTCATCAACTTAGCCGACTCGGTTTGCTTCTCAATATATCCCTCACAGGCTGCGTAAAACTCTATCGGCAAACTTGTATAATATTGATACGCAGACCAACCTAGTTTACCCAATGCAAACTTTAAGCTGTCAAAGCATTGCTCTTTAATACTTTTTTTTTGCCACCTTCTAATATCTCCTCACCACTCTTTACGAGTGTCTTCCATATCTGCGTCTCTGTCATGGCGTTAGTAACCATTGTGATTACATTAGCTTTATTCTCCAACGCATCAACCCAATCGCAGACATCCTCAAAAGTATAATCCGCCTCTTCCTGTTTAACATAAGTATTGCCCATCAATCCTCCGTAAAACATGGCATACATAAATGCTGATTGAGTAGTACCGTTATTATGCTTGCTAATTAATTCTATGGCAAGCTGGTTAAACTTTAACCCCCTCTTTTTGCCTCCGATTTCAATTTGTAGATAACTCATTTTATTATTGTGTGTTTGGTTTAGAAATATCGTATGGCTACAGCATCAAAAAGATTTGTTAACTTATCTTCAGATGTATCTGCATTATTTAAAGCATTTCTTACCCATACATTATTTGTATTAGTAAAATCTTCAGTACTAGTCCAGTAAAATGTAAAGCTTAATGCAGGGAAATACCCGTTTAAATGTTGTGTTATGATTTGAGCCATTTCATCATATGAAGGCATAACCCAATCATTGTAACCATAAAATCCGCCATTAGCACATGATAGAGCTGGTAATGATGTAACATTAGCAATAATGGCAGCTGTATTAGCTGTACCATCACCTATACCAAATCCATATGCTGATGTTGGAGTATGTGCTATCGCCCAATTATCTGTGGCTACAGAAGTTCCATCTCCATAAACTACAAAGCCATGCTGTCCTGTGCCATCAATATAGGCAATATTACCTCCCTGATATGATTGTCCAATACTTAATGATGGACCACTAGGCACTACCGTTATAGTAGGCAAACCATAAGGACTTATACTCATCGTAAAAACCCCAATAGTGTCATAAGAATATGTGCTACTAAGTTCTGATATGAATCCAGTACCTTCCTGAATCTCATCCCCAGCCACTGGACTTGCAGGACTTAACTTCCATCCTATAGTCTGTTCTGCTCTTAATAGTTGTAATAAGTTTGAGCCACTTATACTACCTGCATTAGGATCTTGTAAGTGCTGACCTTCAAAAGATATTGATACCTCAACAGTGCCAGGACTCTTATCAGGTCCGCAGGCGGAGGAAGCATCAACAACTGATACGCTGTCATTGCTAGAAACAGAAGTGAGACAAACTACTGTATCGTAATTTGTCCCACCTGTTGGATCAATGAAGAGTAGCATATCGCCACCTTGTATCTTATGTTCTGCCATTTATTATGCTGTAATAGTTATAGAAGGAGTTCCAAACGGCTGCAAAGTCAAACTGAATGTGCCGATAGAATCGTATGAATACGTACTACCTAATTCAGATATGTATCCTGTGCCTTCCTGAACTTCATCCCCTGTAACTGGAGCAACTGGACTTAACTTAAAGCCAACAGTAGCTTTGTTTCTCAACAACTGACGGAGATTAGTACCCGAAATTTTACCACTCGCAGGATCTTGCAAATGCTGACCTTCAAAAGTATAAGAAATCTCAATAGTACCAGGACTCTTATCAGGTCCACACGCACTTGATGCGTCTACTACAGATACTGCGTCTGCTGTTGTCAAATTGGTAAGACATACGACTGTATCGTAATCAGTACCTCCAGTTGGATCGATAAACAGCAACATCGTACCACCGGCTACCTTGTGTTCACTCATTTTTTTTAATTTTTATATTTGTTATGAAATTACGAAAATATCTTGTTGAAAAATCAATACACGTGAAATAAATATTTTGCCCCCAATCTCACCATATCTATCCGTTCTGTCTGTCTGTACATTCAAGTTCATCATCTGTAATCCAAAGGCTGATAAATCTAAAACAGCGTTACTATCTGGCTTTACAGCTTGATATATTAAAGCACACGCCTCATTTAACGCCTTAGAATTATTATACTTATATTCCCATGAATGTACCGATATCTGTATCGTAGTGCTAGTGTCTGAGCTATTGCTAGTTGATGACTCAACATTTATGACATCACTCAGAACAGCATAGATCTTATCCTTAACATCATCAGGCTCCTCGCCCTCATAAATTGGTATGTTAACCGTACTGATGGCATTATAATATGCCGTAAGTAGTGATGTATTAATATCTATCATTTGAATATATCTTTTATATTACCAATTAATATAGGTAGGTTTTTGTTAATAGATGGATATAAAAAAGGTCTTGGTTTTATACCATTTTTTAAAATGCTAAAAGCAATAGCTGTAGCTGCTGCTAATAATCTCTCATCGTCACCTTTATTATTTTTTAATTTTTTCTTTGTCTTTACTGAGTATCTCGCTGTAATGCCTTTACGACTAACCCAGTCTAATATGGCATTAAGAAAATCATAATAATCTCCACTATTAGACTTCCCTTTAAATGTAGAAGCAAAGGCCTGCCAATCTGGAGGCAAACTGCTTACATACTCAGCTGCAAACTTTCGTGTGCCAAATTCAATATATGCTGCATACTTAGTATTAGCTGTTATTGTAACTGAACCGCTGCCATACTCAGGATTAATATTCCTTAGCAAGTTGCCCTCATCAGAGCTGTTATTCTTAACTAAATTCTTAGCATCTCTTACTACAT